GGGTAATCAACGCAGTCAGCGACGGACTTTGCTTTGAGCCTTACTGCCTTTGCCATTTTCCAACTCCCTCACTCGTTTACGTAGATAAACAATCTCGTCATGGCACGCCCAGAGCACGCTGCCAACGGTCAAGAACTTGAACTCGGTCGTGGTCCCGGAGTTGTTGATCTCGCCCGGTAACTCACGGATCAAGTCAAGGATGTCTTCTTCAGTGCCCACTGTCATCCCCTATCACAAAGATCGGCGTGTACTCGCCGACATATGAGCCGACCACGTTGTACTCCATCCACTCGATAGCCTCTTCGTGCGTCATCTCTTGATCATGTATGAGTACCCCTACGCACTTTTTGTAGTCGTACACGGCGATCAGTTTGGTGTGTTGCCATCCAAGCCCGATCAAGGCTTTTTCAAACCCGTCAGCGTACAGCGTGTTCGGGTCAAGTGGTTCTTCGTCGTGGGTCATGTCTTTCTCTTCGCAATCAGATCTTTCACGCTACCTATGTACTCCAATTCATCCCGTTCGTACCATGCATATTTTTGCTTGGATCTGTGGCGGAAGGTCAAAGAGTATTCAGTGCCAAATCCTCTGTTGCGATTAGAAAGATTTGGATGAAACACTTCCGTTATCACGGCTATCGTCCCCGTGCGCTTTATACGCACGATGTCTGTGCGTTCTAACTTGTGCATCACTTCGCCCCCCTCGCACGGATGGCGGCGGCGTACTTGTCTGCATAATCACCAGCCATGCCTTCCATGTTTAAACACACCTTCGCACACGCCTCCCGCTCTGCCTCAACCGCTCGGGCGATGGCGTCCGGCTCCGGCTCCGCAAGCGCGGCGGTGGATGCGCCGTTGGTTAGGTACGCATCAATCGTCGACTCCAGCCACCCCGTTGCGCGTCCGCCCGGGATTATCGGAAAAGGCTTCGGGAATCGCCCCGAGGCTACCATGGCGTAAATGTGGGAGGCTGAAATGCCACCAAACCGCTCGCGCAAGTCTCGCATCCTTAAAATGCGATTCTCGATAGGTGCTTGGGCCCGGCGTCTAGTTTTTACGTTGATGCTCATGATTGTCTCTCCATCCGTTCCATCTCGCTACTCAGGGCTTCCAAGTCAGCGCGAAGTCCTTCCAACTCCTTGGCGTATTTGTAGCACCGCTCACGCAGTTGCCGGATCTCCCGGCGGTACTCATCTGGAGTGTGTGCCAGTTTGTCCCACTCATCGTCGAACAGGTCAGGTTGATATTGAATGGTCATGGCTACGCTCCTGATGCCAATTTGACTGCGTACAGCGCAAAGACGATGAACGCCACGAGGATGATGCCCATCGTGATGCTCAAGAAGTTACTCATCTTGTCTGCGTCTTCCACCTGACGGCGTAGTTGGTTCAACTCGTAGTCTTTACGAAAGAGCGAATCTTTGAGGTGTCCGTTCTCTCGCACAAGGTCCCGTATCTGTTTGTTGAGCCGGTCCTTTGAAAACTCCATAGTTTTATCGTTCACCAGTATTCCCTCCCAGATCTTGCACAGCGCCAGTTGGGAGGGGGGACTCGCCCCCACTCCCGTGTGACATTAAATTTGCGCTGTAGCCACCAATACCTGATGGCACTGAACATCACGCACCCTTCCGCGCTTCGATCTCGCGCTTCAAGTACCACGCAGCCTTCTCCAAGTCCTGCACAGGGTCGGAGTCCTTCTTACCTGCACGACTCACATACTTCACCACGTTGCCCAGACGATAGTTCAAATCTTTGGACTCGATGAAGTCGATGGTCTCGATGCCACCCGACCGATAGTGAGAAGGATGATTTACGAGGTCGGTGTTGGAACGGTCGAACAGCGCGGTGATTTCACGTGCGTACTGCTCATTACTGATGCCAAGCTTCTTGGCAAGCGCAACTTGAGTCGGTGTCAGGCGGACCTGTCTCTTATTGGACTTCGAGCCAAACTTCGCGTCCACCTTGTCCCAATACTCGTCGGACGTCGGGTCAATCCCGTCATTCAAAAGTTCATCGTGATAGGCAAGTGCCGCAGCGGTCTTCTGCTCATTGACACCAAACCACGGATTGCGCTCCTTCCACGCCTCCGCCTTGATGTCATGCACCTGCTTCTCAACCGACTTAACCTTCTTAGGCGTGCCCGTCTTCTTCGCTTCCTTCCACCGCACCGTGTAGACGCGGTTCTTGCTGATGCCAAGTTGCTTGGCGATGTACTCGGGACTCGCGCCGTTTGCCAGAAAACGGCGAATCTTTGCACTGATAGTCATGTCTCTAACTCCTTGCGTAGGGTCTCTACGTTTGTTTCATCAATCAACAATGCGATGCCACCTGCTTTGCGGATGTCATCGAGATGCTTCAATTGAAGCGCGGTGGGCTTTCCACCGTTTGCCTTGCACTCTATACCATAGAACCTCCCGTTGTGACAAACCAAAAAATCAGGGACGCCGCTATTGCCGTAGCCCCCGGTCACTGGCATCGACCAGTACGCGCCGAGATCAAGCAGTATCTTTTTTACCTTCGCCTTGACCTTGCTCTCTGGAGTCATGTTCCCTCATGTAGCGTAGCGTATTAAGTAATACGCTGTACTTAACCATGAGATGTCCCGCCGCGCAACTCTTCGATTACTTCGTTTGACAACACCAAGACGTACTCGGTGTCCGACATCATCCACCCAATATCCCTACACTCCTCGGGGTACCAGATGGGGCACTTAAAAAAATTATCACCATGAAAAGTAGACCGACGCCAATCTTTCGTGATGTCAACTAACGGCGTCCAGTCCCAAGCATGCACCATTGCTAATTGCAATCTTAAACAATCAGGCAACGCATCTAACGCAAAGATCCTCGCCATGTTGTCGCCAACACCTATGCGAAGATACCCCTCCTCTACACTGGCAGCCACTTTCATGGATTACCTCGGCAAAATAAGCGTGTTACCGCTCTTAGCCGAACTCAAGTCAAACCACCACGCATCACGCGAGTCTGGGATAAGAGACTCAGAATTTCGATGCGCCTTCAACAACATCAGACGGTAGTCCAACTCACGTCGGTACTCCTCCGGTATGGCCTCATAACTCGGGTACCACGTGGGGTTCAAGGTGTAAGTTGCATAATTGTGGTCAGTATAACTAGGCAACTTGCTGCCACTCTTATACGCATCAAGTGCTGTGTTCACGCCCTCGGTGCTGATTGCGCTTAGCACTACTTCGCCGTGAGGTCTAATTGATAGCGCCCACATACCGCTCTCGAAGATCTTCTTGAACTCGTCGATAGTTTTATCAAACTTAACGCTTGATGCTTCATAGGCAGAATAGGAAGTATCGAAGTCCTGACGCAGGTGTGCAGGCATTTGCAGCATGGTGGTTTTGCCCATAACAACATCTGCAAGGAACGAGGCAATTACGCCATCCGTCTCTAAGCAGGGACGTTGCATCAAGCCGCGCCCAAACATTTTGTCAATGCCTGAATCAACCATCCCTCGCAGCCTATGCGAAAATAAGTTCTCTGCGAGATTGACTGCTTCCAGCAGACCCGCAAAGGCCGCATGATTTGAGCCTTTGGCCAACTTAGAACGTAAGTAATTAGGATTTTTGGAACGCAAAAAGGTGGTATAAAACAGATCCTCATCTGGTGACATCGAGGTAGTGAACATGAACTCACCGTCCGCACGTGTCAATCTACAAACTGTGAAACCTGACGGCGTGACCATTTTTACGGAAGTCAAACTTTTAACGTCCCCCACCACTACGCGCTTATCAGTGGAGTTGTATATTGCCGCCGCAATTGGGAAAAAATTTGAATTAATGAACGTTCGACGTTCTTGCGGGGTGCTCTGCGCAAGCAAGAACATATCATCAAGATTGAAAGAACTCTTTACCTTACCCACTTTTGTATCTCCTATTGTTTGTTAACGTCAGTACCATCGAGCCATACCTCGCACTTGCTACCCCATGCAGAGTCGGAGCCGCGCTCGGTCTTGAACTCGGTACGCTTGGCATACGCATGCCACTCCTTGCCTGTCATACGCAGTTGCCTGTCGGTGTTGTAGTCCCACCCGTACAACTTGGTGCGTGGTGGAAGGCATACGGTCTTCATGCTTCAGGTTCCTCGTTTATATCGCGGATTGGCTTGACTTCAAATGTACCCAAACCAATCGTAAAGCCTTGCCTTTCAGCGTATGCCCACGCCTCTTGTTCAGTATCAAAAGTCCCATACACTTGCGTGGGTTCATAGGGCCAATACGATAAAATAACAAACACTTCTTTGCTGCTCGTATAGGTCTTGCTGTTCTCGGTCATGCTCGATCCTCCACGTTAATCAGACCGCCCGAAGGCGGCTTGAAGTTGTTGTTACCCTTGACCAACCACAGGGTCGGTATGGGTGTCTGCCAGTTGATATCGTCCTCGACGTATCCATCCGTGAACACGATCATGCAGTCGGCGCTCAATCCCTTGCTCACAACATAATCGCTGACGCAACCAACACGGGTACCGCCTCCGCCCATAGGCTTGAGTAGGCCTTTCAGATTGGTGTAGTCACCTTCGAACACCTGCTCACCATGCACCTGCGTATCCCACCACAGCACACGGATGCGCTCAGGGGTGACGGTCTCACACAGTTCCTGTATGTGTGCGGCGATGCGTCCGATGTCGTCATTGCTTATGGAACCAGACGTGTCGATAGACAGGATGACCTCACCCACGGTCTCACTTATAAGAGACGGCAGATAGTAATCGTCGGCCACTCGGTGCTTGTTGAACCTGCGCCACGTCAACTCATCCGCGCCTCGTGCATGTGCAACCCAGAACTCACGGGTCGCCTCACGCCAGTCGATTGGTGGAGCCATCATGTCTTTGATGAGACGGGGGATCTTGGCACCGAACTTACCAGCGAGGATGCCGCCCTGATGTATTGCGTCATCTATATCCCGCTTAACTTGTTCCTGCTCGCCTTCGGTCATACCGTCGTGGCTGCTGCCATCATGCTCGTCCATCGCATCGCCACGACGACCGCCACCACCGCTCTCCTGCTCCTTCTTTAAGTATTCATAAATACGCCGGACAGACCAACCCTTGAACATCGGGTCATACAGGCCACCGTCCGGCAACTTGATGAACGCCGGGTGACTGACTTGCAAATCCATGATGATGTCGTTCACGGCGTAGTCCATCGCCATGTTCGTCAGCCTACCGTTCTCTTTCATCAAGTCCCGGTGTCGCGGGATGTGCTTCATCAAAACATGCAGGTTCTCATGTAGCACAAGGCCTGCGATCTCCGGGTCAGTCAGTCCCTCAAGAAACGCTCGACCGTACCGCTTGTTGTACCCATCCGTGTATGCGGTCGGACACTGCGCGGGGTCATCAATTATGCTCGTCTCCCCCATCAGGATGACGCCACCATACAGGCACGTCTCGGGGTGTTTAATCAGACGGATGTGCGCCTTCTTCAGGCGTATGTCCATGCTCACTTGCTTAGGTACTACGTTCATATCAGTAAGACTCCTTACGGCATCATAAGTTCCAAGTTCTTCATGCCCCATGCCTTCATCTGGTCATTGCGACTAGCCAGTCGGCTGAGGCGACCCTGCAATGCCATCGTGAAGAAACACTCTTGCACTTCTTCCGAACGGATGCGGTTGACGAAAGTCATGAACGAGGACAGGTCATCCTGTGTCTCGATGGTGTCGATAGCATTGAACATGGTGATGAACAACGCTGCGGGTTTCTCAGGAACAGCCACGTTCTCAGGGTCATTGATGATGTCCTTGACCGGGGTCAACTGCTTCCCAAGAGCCATGAACGCCTCGAACGAGTTAGCGAACGCAGCACCACAGGTACCCGCCAGAGCCGCCTTAGTCACGGCGCGACCCAACTTCTCGTTGTTCTTGACCACAACGTCCGCTTTCACGAGCGACCGGGGCGTGACAAAAGACATCACTCCACGACGGGACGGGTTGAAGATGTACTCGTTATCGTCCTGCCCACCATCAAGGTACGATGCGAGACACCGTGGGTTCATGGCGACCCATGCACGAATTACAGAAGACACCCCACGACTCGCAGCCCACAAGTTCCACTTGACGTGTCGGGGTTTATCCACATTGACGATCATCACACGGTTGCCAGCATGGGCAAGCATCGCATCGCCCACTCCATCTGATGAATGATTAGACGTGGCGAACACGATAGAGCCAGCTGGCAGTGCAGCATCGCCTACGGTTCTCTCCAACATCAGTCGGGTGAACAAGGTCTGCAACAACTTGTTGGTCTTCATGAACTCGTCGAGCATGAGCATCTTCGGCTTCGGGCTGCCCAACTTGAACAGCGAGGACACGTAAGACTCAAGAGACTTCGTAGTATGGTCTGGAATACGCATTACGATGTCCGACAAGTCCATCACCGGGCAGTCCACGTAGATGTAGTCGTACCTGTCACCGTACTGCTGCTCCAACTCCTTCAGCACGCTTGACTTGCCGATACCCGGCTCACCCTTCAGCACGACGGTCACCTCATGGCCTACCGTCATGACTAGGTTTGCCACCTCGTCCAAACCGATAGCATCGTTGATTTGAATAGCCATAAAACCACCTCACAGTATTAGTTAATACGTAAACAACTCACCCAATTAAATCCCGAACTTGCTCAGGATGTCGTCAATACCATCCTTGACCACGATACGCTTGGCATCGGAGTTACGCAGTTGCTCAATCGTTAGGTCACCAAGCAACACCTGCAACTTCGCCCGTGCATCCTCCAGTCGAGAATCGGCGGTGAGATTGAATCCCTTGAAGGTCTCACACAGTTCACGGGCACGCTCCAACGTGGAGTCATAAAGTTTTCTACGGCGTACCTTGACCTCACCCTTGTCGTCAATCACGGTCTCGGTTTCGCAGCAGTACGAGATGGACTGCATGATCTCGACCAACTGGGTCGTCTGCTTGTTGAGGATGTCCTCGACCAGACGCTTGGCCTGTCGCTCGTAATGCTTCGCCATGTCATCCACCAAGTCAGCGGCGATGGCACAGCGGAAGTCCCCAGTCGGCACCTCGCTCTGGATAAGGTCGATAGAGAACCTACCGCGCAACTCAGATACATCGGGGTACTGCGCTCGGTCGAACATCGTCCCCTGCACAAATGCCATGTTGGACACAATGGACGGGTACTTGTCCAAGAAGTCATCGACCAACTCATGGAA